AACCTACATACAGACATGGAGAAGTATTCTGCAAGTGGGCACCTATCAGATGTGAGGCGAGGGTATGTCATTAGAAGACCATAGTGATTACGAATACTTTTTAAGAATGGCTTACACTGAGGGCTGGCGAGATCCAGTCCAAGTTTCCAACTTAGAGATTGAGGCATATCATGCTGGAATGATTACAGAGCGCAAAAGAGTTCTGAGTATATTTAAAGATGTAAATTTAGAAAAACCTATGAGATTTGTTGAAGTGTGGCAATACGTCAACAAGATTAAAAACAAACCTGTATAATAGAGGTATGTCTGATAATACTGATAGAGTGCTGGACTGGCGACCCGTATACGATAAAAGATCTAGGTCTTATCCTATTAGATCTATGCTTCCTGAGATACAGGAAAAAACTTTTACCCTCTGGAAAACGGGAGAAATCCTTGACCAAGGTTCGGAAGGTGCTTGCGTTGGCTTTGGTTGGACTGCAGAGGCTCTTGCTGGGCCAGTTCAGGTAAACTTGTCTCGTATAGAGGGAAGTGCACCAAAGCTTCCAAATAATTTTGCCAGATATGTATATCGTGAGGCACAAAAAATTGATGAGTGGCCTGGAGAAAGCTATGATGGGACATCGGTTCTTGCTGGGGCAAAGGTTCTTGCTCGCTTGGGCATACTTCACGAGTATCGCTGGGCGTTTTCTGTTAATGATATTATAGGGACAGTGATGTCTCATGGCCCAGTAGTTCTTGGAATCAACTGGTATCAGGGAATGTACTCTGCTCCCGATGGAAAGCTAGAAATTTACGGCAATCATGTCGGTGGACATTGTATAATTGTAGTTGGGTACAACCCAAATTCAGAGAAGTTTAACAATAAAGAAACAGTTATTCTTCAAAACTCTTGGGGAGAAACTTGGGGAGTTAGTGGACTGGCAGAAATGAAAGTAGAAGACCTAGCTAGATTGGTACGTGAAGGTGGAGAAGCCTGCGTTCCAGTAATTAGGGGTTTTCGTGATGACCCAAAAAAAGAAGTATAGAGCAATTTGCTCTACAGACTTTTAGAAACTTTATACTTAAATTAATACAAAGATTTAAGTTTTATTATACAGGGAGTAACAAATGAGCAATCCATATTCAACAGCACCAGAGCCACAGTCTGGCCTGTCTAGAAAAATTAGAAGAAGCACTGCTGAGGTTCGTGACAATCGGATCAACAACAACAAGATGTCAATCTATGAAGCACAAGAAAAGAAACGTGCTAAAAAGATTCAGATTGATCAGTCAGTTGTTCTTTGGTCTTGGCTAATTGGTATTGGAATTGCCTTCCTTGCCTCTGCAATCGTATCATTCAACGGTATTAATGCGGTAGCAGTCTTTGTTGGTCTGTCTGCTAGCTGGATGTCTAGCTTGTTCTTCTTCTTTATTGAGATAATGTACCTATTGTTCTTGATTGCTTATTTAATCTTAGCTTCTAGAGTAGATAACAACGGTAAACCAGAAAAAACTTCTGGTGCGCTTACTGGTATGATTGCCTTTGGTGGTATTGCTGTGTTGGCTAACGCCTTCCATACCTTCGATTTCTGGGCCTGGGCATGGACAGAGCCAAGAATGTGGGCAGGTATTGTTCTAAGTGTTGCAGCACCTATTGCTATCATTAGCGCATCTAAGATGGCATCCAGGGTTGTGTTTGCTAAAGCTATTCGTCCTTAATTGACCAGGGTATTCCTGCTGGTAAAGACCAACCCATATCTATAAGTATTTTTAGATATGCGGCTTTGTCTATTGATTTTTTTTGCACAACCTTGAATAAAGCAACAGAATCAGCTCCTCCAATGACTACTCCTGGAGTTTCCATATACATAATTCTCCATTCGGGTTTATGATATACAAAATAAGATAACCAAACATCTTCTATATAGACAGAACCTTTTGGTGCATCATCAACAAGGGATTTGTCTGCAAAAATAGAGGCATCCATCATAGACACACCTGTTCCAGCATAGTGGATTTTGTGATCGTTGCTAAAAACTCTTTTCCTAAACTTATAATAGTTTCTGCCCCTGTTATAAAAGATCCAGGTAAAGCCAGACTTATATGTCTTAGGCTCATACTGATTCAAACAAGTTTCAACATACCTATTTGGAAACTTTATATCATCATCAATAAACATAACAACTTCATGCCCAGCATCATAAAGATCTTTTCCTACATAGAATCTTCTAAATGCATACACATCATTGCCATCATGCCTAACGGTAACCCTTAGTCCTTTTCTATTATAATAATTTACTACCTGATCAACGGCTCTAATGCCACCTGGAGAAATATCTCCATTAGAAACAACCACATCAAAGTTTGGGTTAGTTTGTTTTACTAACTGTATCAGTGTAGTATTAAGCAGGTGGAGTCTTTTCCAGGTTAGGATTACTATGGCAGTTTTCATAAGTATCTGTTCTATTATATCATTAAGTTTGTTATACTTAAAGCATGAGTAATTTAAAAAACATTAACCTACTAAATACCCCCGTTTATTATATCAACCTAGACTCTGACACAGAAAAATCTGAGAAGCTGCAAGTAATGCTTGGTGAGCTAGGTTTTAAAAATGTAAATAGATTTTCTGGAATCAAAGAAGAAACAAAAAAAGTTGGTGTTGCAAAGTCTCATAATGCTTTACTCAAAGATCTTTCGGGAGTGATCGCTCCCTTTATTATATTTGAAGATGACATTGTAAATTATAACTTTAAGATAGACCTTGATGTTCCTATAGATGCCGATGCGTTTTACTTGGGAAATTCTTGCTTCGGATTAAAGGGTGGAGTTGGACAAAAAAGAATTGTTTTAAAGCATTACGAACAAGAGATTTTTAGGGTATACAATATGCTAGCCGCTCATGCAATTCTTTATACAAACAATGATTATGTAAAATTTTTAGCCAAAGCCACGGAGTTTAATATATCTATACTTGACAATCAGGATAAAGCCAGGGCTGAGACAATGAAATACTGGAATATTTATGCAAATAGATTACCGATGTTTTATCAGAATGGTTTGCACACCAAGTTTACTAAGATAGATCTTTCCAAGGTTGTTTCTGTTGGCCCAGAAGACGCATATCTTAAATAATATAGTGATATAATAGTATGTAAGATGACGGTATCTGAACATTTACCAACACTACGTAAGTATAAAGAAGATAAGGGCTGTGCTGATTGTCGCAATCGCTACCCTCACTACATGCTGGAGTTTGATCACCGTCCAGGGGAAAAGAAAATAGACAACGTCTATCGTGTTCTTAAGAAGCATGGCCTAGAGAAGGCTATGGAAGAGATTAAGAAGTGTGATGTTGTGTGTGCAAACTGTCACAAGCACAGGACACACCACAGAATGTTTAATAAGGCTGCTTAGTTATATTATTTAATGCTTCAATCAAACTAAGGGGTACTGATGTATCCACTTAGTTTGAACAAAGCTCTCTATGAGGCTCTGAGGGTCTTAACCTTGTGTGCTACGATGGTATCTGTTGCCTCTCCATTGCGGTAAAGTGTGATCACAGCAGCGGGTTCTTCCTTTGTTCCAGTCACTGTTACATCTGTACCTGGAACCTTGTATGATCCGTTAGTGATAATTCTTTTTACCTTACCCCTGGCAGTACCGCCAGAAGAATTCCAAGATACCATCTGTCCTACACGAACAGACTCAGCTTTAAAAATCTCTGTTAATCTATTTACTCTTGTAAAATCTTTTCCAAAATCTGAAAACAAGGCTTTGTCCCTTTCTCTTTCTGCTATTTTGCGAGACCAGGAGAATCCTGCGTCTCCACCCCATGCATCCCACATGACTCTACCCTTAGAAGGAAAGTCTGGGCCATCGTAGAATCCTTTGCCCTTCTTGTCCACCTCGTGACGAGAGAAGAAAGAATACATTCTTTTAACTACGCTAAGAGACATTGAACGACTCGCTACGATGTCACTTGCCCTACCCCAGCCAACAGGAGTTCCGGCACCAGTGGCTTTTCCATCTGCCTTCCACTTCAATGCTCGTCTTGCTGCAGACTTCATTCCATCACTGGGAGAATATGTTTCAGCTTTAGACATATACTCCATGTCGTCTTCGTCCATGTCGTGATCTTCCATGTCTACAACAACGGCATCAACATACATCATGCCTATACTATAGGCCGTAGGAGCCCAGCTATCGCCTTCGTCTTCCTCATAAACCCTTACAGACATTGCTGGATTTTCTGGTGGCATAGACTCAATGGCATAGTCGGAGCCAGGTGTTCCAAGTGTTCCGCCCTCCCACATGATGTGCTCCACTACACCGTGAACAATACCTTCTGTGGTCTGCCCCATTACGAAGTCTCCTTCTTTAATGTGACCGTCTTTACCTATCTCTCTGGCAATAGAATCTCTTGTCTCTACCTCGTTTTGAAAAGCTGAAGTCTCTGTAATTGGTTTAGGGTTTAGCCAGTCACTGTCTGACTTTGTTCCCATACCAGTTCCTCCACCAGTTGTTGCAACGGCACCAGCAGAATCTCCACCAACACCACCTACGCTTCTTTTCTTTTTCTTTTTAGGATACTTAAATACAGAAGCGGCTCTAGACGCTGGTGTGGGTTGGCCCATTGCTCCGTCTGTTTTAATTCTAGTTCCTGGCCAAGGGTCTGGATCTTTAATGCCCACCTCTTTGGTTTCGTTGGCCTCAATAGCCTCGATCTGAGCTACTGCTGCTTCCCTGGTCTCGTGACAACCCCTCACGTCACTTGTACCATCTTTTACGACGGGGTATCCAGAACACCCGTATGATCCACGCTCTCCAACACTATAAGGCATGAGACTATTCTATCATACTCCTGTAAAATTTCCATATCTGCTTAGCAGTGAAGCAAAGGCTTGATCATTTTTTGTTTTGTTTCCGTAATAGAACAAGCCTTTGTTGGCTATAATATCTATGTTGGGAAACTTGTGCTCATTAAATATCTTTACTTGAACAAAACTTATCCCATTTCTTCTAGCCTGGGCATACCACCAAAAATCATCTGTAGTTAAATAATCTTTATAGATAGAGCTATTCAAAACATCCTTATGAAAAATGTTTGCCGGATAAAAAACGCCACCTACACCAGTTGGCATTAATCCAGGAGAGCTGCTGTATCCGTTAAATAGTAATGGCCACTTCATATATGGCAGAAAATTATTATCACTATCTTTAGTTATTTTTCTTGCCCTTCCAGCAATAATGTTTCCTGGATTATTTAGATAGCCAGCAATTAATTTTTCCGAAAGATCGTTTGGGTATACTGTGTCGTCATCAACAGTGATAATGTTTTCATTTGGATACTTTATTAATGTCGGTATTAGTTTCTTGGCAGCTTTAAGGTCATCTACAAAATTAATTTCAACCGTTGGGCCTAGGTTTAGGTTGAAAGCTTTTCTGTCTTCTTTTGATATGTTCAAGACAATATTTTTTGCTTGAATCTTTTGATTAATCAATGAGTCAATTACCTGACTTAGGTAAGGAAATCTTTCTGGATATGACGTCAGTGAAAATATAAAGTCCATTTTTTCCCTAAATTATAAAGTCCCGTACAGGGAAATTCAAGCACGAAGGCCCGATCTAATAAATGGTAACTATCCATCCTAAAGCATCCTGTACGGGACAATTATATTATATCAGCTTTTTCCTTCTTCTGGCAACTCATCTATTAGTTTTTTATAAGCTTCAAACAAGGTGCCGAACTTGTCTTGATCGATTGGCTTGTCTTTATCTTTGTAATAATCTGTAGCCATTGGGTGAAAAATATCTTGAAAATTTTTAATTGAAATCTGAACACGCTCGATGTACTGAAAGGCCCAATCCCTGGACTCCGATACAAACTTTAAGAACCCCTCTGTCTTTTCAATACTCTTGCCATCATTATTCTTTACAGTGTCTTCATGCTTTTTTGCAAGAATCATATACTCCAAAATACCCTTGTCAATCTCTTTGTTTAGTTTACGATTCTTTCTTCTCGTGCCAATGTCATCAGCGACAATAAAAAAAAATAAGGCTATGAAGATTGTAAAGAATATGGCATCAAAGATTGATCCTTCAAGGGGGCCGATACTCATTCTAATGCCTCTCGAACAATCATTACGATTGCTCCGTTTTGTTCTAAAGCACTCTTTACCCTAACAAGATACTCTACTGCTTGTCTCTTGCCGTAATCGTCTAATCTCATAAACTGTTTTTCATCTGCCTTTACTGCAATGAAGTGTTCGTTATCAATTAGCTGCACCGCAAAGTTTTTGGGTGCTCTAATAGTGTGGAATGCCATCGCCATTTTTTGTGTATACATCGTTTACCTCTTATCCATAGTTAAGTATTGCCAAGTTTCTGACCACTGTTCTTTTGTTTTATGTCTATTAAACTCTCTAGATATCTTGCCATTTTCTAAGTATATGCCTCCCCAGACTCCCCATTCTTTTTGAGAAACTCCCACAGCAAAGCATATGTTGGCTACCGGACAGGAGGCACAGATCTTTTCAATAGCTGGCCTTAGAGTAGTGTCATCTTCATATTTGTCAAAAAACAGATTGGTGTCGTAGCCTTGGCAGGATGCCTCGTCTTTCCACTCATTCTTGTTCATCTAGCCCTCTAAGAACCTTTCTGGAATATCCCAGCCAGATTTGGCTACTTCAAACCTTCTTTGTAGGTGCCACTCTCCACCAACATAGGCACCATACTTAGACGTGCTGCCTTTCTTTGATGGGTAGGAGCTAATAACCGTCCAACCATCCCAACTTAAATACTTAGACTCTTTAACAATAGATTCCATCTTATCAAGGGAATTAATAATCATGACTCGTCCTTCGTGTAGATTACTCTTTTGATGTTGTTTGTTTTTATAACTACCTCGCAAAGTATGCAAGGTTTGCTATTACGATCCTGACCCTGTTTGTTGACTCTCGCAACATAAAGGATTGCACCCGTAGCGTTACTGCCTGCGTCTCTAATTGCTTCTACCTCAGCATGCCTAGAGCAGTGAGGCTTAATGTGTTCTGGTGAAACAACGAAAGGACTGTTCCTATCCTTGTTATACCCCGTACCGACCACCCTGCCTGACTTAACAAGCACAGCTCCATGTGTTTTTCTGGACTTAGATCTGCCAGCAAAATACCTGGCGGCAGAAAGAAAAGCCTCTTCTTTTTTGCTCAACATCTAGTATCGATACACTCCCATTTCAACATTCTTCCTATCTAGAAAGTTTGCCAAGTCTGAAAGATTTTCTTTAGGCTTACTAAGATAAACAAAGTAATCCAAAACTTCATAGTTGCTTCTTATCCAACTGGCTGGTGCCTTTTGCATCTTGATCTTAAGACCTCTAGACTTCATACTACGCTCTGTCACGTTGCTGAACTCCATAGCCATTGCATTAATATTTGCCGGGCCAGCAGAGTAAATAATAATCTGCTGATCAGACGTATCCATCATAGAAAGGGCGGTGCCCATGGCTCTTAGATAGATCTGGTAGTCTGAAAAATTACGACTTCCCTGAACTCCAATTATCATCGTCATCCTCTCTTAGTTTTTCTACGATAAACATTATCTCTTTTAATTCTACCTTATCCATAGCCATTGTGTCAACTTGTTTAGCATTTTCTTTTACGACTTCTCCCTCGACAACATCTGTCACATAAAAGGTATTATCTTTAATCCAATAAGCTTTATTTTTAACAACCATTACTTTCATGTAAGAATTCTTCAAGAAGTTAGATGATTGCCTTTTGACAGACTCTTCCATCGGTGGTAGCAAATCTAAGTAAGGAGCAGTCATTTCATAGATATAACTTTGATTGTAGGACATTTTTAAGACATCCTGATCTTCTTGAAAATCTTTTCGAACAATCCTATTAGTTATGATATAAACTATCATTGTTATGGCTGCTCCTACAAAATACTCCAAAGCTAAAGACTCCCCTCAAAACCTCTCATTATGGTATTCATAATTCCGGATTCTCCATTAGACAAGTCCTTCCAATTGGATCGATCAAGCCCCTCCTCAGTTGGAGAAATTTCTGGGGAATCGCTAAGGATATCCATATTAAGCAAACCCTTATGCCACAGGCTCAGGATGTCTCGGTAGGCTTGCTCCGAGAGTTCTTTATAAAATGATGGGGCTATCTCTTTAAGCCTGTCTGTGACCCTGTATACAATTTCTCCAGTCTCAGTGTCCATAGCATCGATCTCTAGAGCACCCTGTTCAACCATTGCAGAGATAACTTCTTGTGGGTCTATCATTATACCCCAGCTCTCTTATCAGATAGTTTGTCTCTTTGATCAGAGATAGCGTAAGAAAACGACTGAATCTTGTGGTAGGCTTCTGGGTTTTTTTCAATCTTATTAAAGTGATGGGCGCAAAAGATTAGCTCGCCCGCCAAACCAACAATCAAAACATAGGCTTGTGAACCACATTGATCGCATCTATCGTTAGCATCTAGACCTCTAAGCTCTTCTACTTTGTCAACTACTTCTTCTTCAGTCACGATAACTCCCTATTTGTCAGTGGAATAAAAGCCAGAACCATTAAAGGTAACACCTACACTAGAGTATACCCGATTTAGTGGCTCCTTGCAAATTTCACATTTATAAAAACCCTCAGGGTCTGTAATAGATCGATTAATGTATAATGATTTATCACAGACCCTGCAGGCATATTGATATGTTGCCATATTTAGTTATAACTTACTTGTTTGATGCCTTGCGCTTTGCTGCTGCTGCTGCCTTTTTCTGAGCTGCCTCAGCCTGACGCAGTGTTTCTAGCTTGATTTCTCTGCGAGCTGCTCTAACGTCTGGGTTAGGGGCAACTACTGCGGTAAGAACTGAAACAATTGCAGCAAGAACTGCAACTCCACCAACCTGTGTCCAGTCGACACCAGCGACAGAAAGTAGCTCATTCGCACCAATCACACCAAGAGCAGCTGCTGCTGCGGCCTTGATTGCAACCTCGACGGTTGACTTCCAAAATGTACTTGTCATGATCATATTTTTGTATGTCCTTTCGTTATGACTTACTAATTATAGCCCATCAGTGCTATTCGTGTCAAGTTCATCTGGTTCTGATTCTCCAAATCGAATACGTGGCTGATGATTCCACAAACGAACATCTTCGTATGTTGCCGAGGTAGTGTAGGCAGTAACAATAATAGCTAGCAGAGATACTCCACCAATTACCATTTCAACCCCTACTTGGCTGGTAGTCCAAAAAGTAACAGCACCAAAAACAATCATAGCAATAGCAACAAAGTATGCTCCATAAATTAGTTTACGACGATGCCTCCAAGAAGGACCAGTAGCAATTGCTTCATCAGAAGCATCACGATTCTTTTTACTACGAGTAATAGAACTATTAATTGCTAGAATTAAAGCTGACCACATGATTAGATCTTCCCTGCGTTAATAGCTCTCTGAAGGGCACTGATGGTTAGTCTTCCCCATACCCCGTCAGCTTTTACTCCTAGCTTTGCCTGGACAGCTTTACGAGTGTTTGGACCAATGCGTCCATCTACCTTTGCTCCAGACCATTCCTGGATAGCTCGATACGTCATAGCTCCTGGGCGTCCATCTGGAATACCCTTGTAGTGTCCTTTGTCTTTCAGGGCTTGCTGGAATGCTTTCCAGGTGTTGCGATCAAGCTTACCGTCTACCTTTAGTGGCTGAGGCTTCGTGCTTACTGAAGATGTAGAAGAGCCTTGGAGGTATGGAACTGGGTCAACCTGTCCACTGGATCTTTTGGTACGAACCTCAAAATGGAGGTGTTTGCCAGTTGATCTACCAGTGGTTCCAGCAGTATAGATGAAGTCTCCAGTCTTTACCCGATCTCCAATATTAAGTTTTGACCTGTCTGCCCCATGAAAATAGGCGGTAAACAGGTTATTCTCGTGCTGAATAATAACAACGTTGCCACCGCTCTGCCTTCTTTTTGCTCTTGGGGAAAGGGTTTTCCAGTCTTTCGCATTATGAACGACTTTCCCATCTTGTGCGGATGTCACGGGGAATTCTCCTCGAACATCAACTCCACGGTGGAATCTTCTTGCTCTGGTAAATGGGTCAGATCTCCATCCAAATGGACTTCCTGCATTGATCTTACGGCCTTTAGGCCAGGGGTTATAAAGTTTCATATATTCTCCAATGCTTGGCGAACTCTTTTAGAAACCACTTAAAATAGTTCATATTTAATTATATCATCAATCTTTAATGATCAAGCCAAAATCCCCTCGATCTTTGCTGGGTTAAAACCTGCCCAGGACTCCCCACTCTCTGTAATTACTACTGGTGCTGCTCGATATCCTAAAGCAATTAGTTTATCTAATTCTTCTGGGTTATCTGTGATATCGACGGTATCATAAGGTACCCCCAATTTGTCCATCATTCTTTTTGTAGCATCACATTGGACACAATTATCTTTAGTATATACAATAGTCATTGGTTCTCCTTTATTTATTAATGTTTAAGTATGTCTTAAATGTCTCTGGA